CGTGAGGCATAACATTATCTAGGAAGTCGCTATGGGTTTTCATTTCTGTATCAACTCCCTCTGCCATAGTGAGCGCAGGTTTGCTGCTCTAGTTCCTTCCGAATACTCATCATCTCTAAGTTCGGATCTAAAGACAACGTAGTATGAAAGCAACTTTTGCACGTTATGAGGAAGTGGTATAGCGTCTGTGGCAACGTAGTCAGGATCGTCTGCAGTCCAACTAAGACCACTACCTAGTCTGAAGTCTGGACGCATACGGAACATCTCAGACACCCCGTCATTGCAGTAACCCATCAACTGTTCATCAGTGTACCGAACGCCTGACGCATCGTTAAGGGTGACTCGCACATCATCAATTATCTCTTGGAAGGTATGGGACATTCTTTATCACCACTTAACTTTATCGGCCCAGTACGCAGCACTCATCTTGCCTTTGGCTATATCCTTAGCATGACGAGCCTTGAAGCTTTCTCTGCGCTTGCGGTACGATTCTGATTCCCCGGCTTTCTTGGGTGAGCCTTGAACACCCTGTTGACCAAAACGAATTGTCTTGACCTGATCACCTTCTTTTGCCACAACGACGTGTGACTTGGTTGGATGATCTGGAGTGCGCTTAGGCTTGTTGAAGCCAGCAACACCCGCCCTCTCTAACCTAGGATCTTTCTTCATTTCTTTCTCCCAGCCGCCATATTGTCAATCAGGTTGGGGTATGGTCTGCCAGCGGCTTTTGCCCTTTTCTTTGCAGCAGCTTTCTGCATTGGAGTAAGTGGCTTGCTTTCTTTCTTTGGGTTTGGTTTATCCCAAACTGGCTTCTTCTTCATTTCTTAAATCCCTTCAAGGTCTGGGCAAGTCGAGCGCGTTGACCCAACTTACCCGGAGCCTTCGCAGCCTTGGCTAACTTCTTCTCTGGAATCTTCTCGCCCTCTTTAACACCTAGTTGCTTACGCAGCGCACCCGGTTTCTTGATTGCTTTATCGATCCAATGTTTAGCCATTGCTGCTCCTTACTTTTTCAAATGAGATATATCCGGCTCCACGAACAAAGGCTTGAATGCCTCGAACGGCCATATTCCGGGCTCCATATCTGGGAACTTAACCAGAACAGCATCGCCTCTTGGCATCCAGCAGAACTCTACATACTCGTTCTCTGCCGAAAATGCGTAGCCATCCATCATCTGAAAGCCACCGCAATTTTTGTTCTTGTCTGTGATAATGGTAAGCCCACCCCTGTTGTTCTCAAAGAACATTGCATGGTAGTGAGGCTTACCCGGGTTATCACACTCCTCGCATTCATGAGCGAACGCGGTCAGAGACAACAGCAATGCTAGTGCTGCAACCAGAAACTTTTTCATAACATGCCCTCGGTTGGGTGGAGGGCGTACAGCACCCTCTGATGTTTAATCTTTGGATGCCTTCTTTTTACCAAACACTGCTGCGGCCATATCTGATGCATCAGGTTCGGTAGCTACATTCTGTACTTCTTCATCGAGAGATTCGTGTACCACCTTGGCGGCTACCTTCTTCTGAGCCTCGGGCGCATACTTCTCCATATCACTACGTTTTGCCAAGCCTTCATTCCATTGGAAGATGCGGCCAGTAGGACGGTGGATTAACCGATTGTGTTTGCTTTTGATTTGCGTAGACATAAAGCCTCATAAAAGAAAAAATGGGAAGAGGCTCCCGTGTAAGAGCCCCCTCCCGTCCGTTAGCCTAGATTAGGCTTTCGAAACATACAGGTCAACCAGAGCTTCTGGCTTAACAACCTTGAAACCATACACGTTCAATCCACGAACGATGTTACCGAACGTAGTCTGTGCGCGGAGAGTTTCAACATTGGTGATCTGAGAAGCAAACGAGATTGCATCACGAGTGCCGCTCAGAACGTGCCAGCAGTTAGTGCCGCTGTCATCAACAACGTCGAGGTTGTTAGAGACATACAAAGTGAAGCGATCGATCATACCGATCTTACCGTTACGCAGAGGGGACTCAGCGTCACCAGTAAGGTAAGCTTGACGCAGATCGGAAGTCTTCAGCATTGCCGACATCCAAGCAGGGATCACCATCCAGCGACCATCTTCAGGGACATTCTGCTCGTCGAGTACTTGACCGCATTTCAGGATATTATCCAGAATGTTGTTTTTGTCGAGAGCGATCGAAGCACCAGT